ATAACTGTCCAATCGTTTAAATTAGAAGCAAAATTAGAATTTGATGTTATTAAATTTACTCCATTTGTTACATAATGTCCGTACTCTTCAAATTTAGAATTTGGAGTAAACCCAAAATGAAAACGTCCAGTTTCTCCAGCTAAGACAGATTCGGAAGGATAATTTGCCATATCGGCATGTAATCCATTGAAATCAAATGCTGGCCATAAAAAACCCCCTCTAACATCTTTAATTACAGCGTTAGCGCTAGTTAAAAAAGCATTATTAGATATATAATTTATTATATCGGTATGAGTTACACCATCTTTTAATGCTATATTTTTATCAAACCTAAATCTATAAGTTACAAGGTTATTTAAACTTACGTTACCTTGGTACCCCTGATTTTGAAATTCTTGTGCTAATGCTTCTGCCAAAGAAGGTGGGTATATATTAGTAATAGCAGTAGTTTCATTTGCTAATAAATATGTTGAAGGCGTAGCCGATAAGTGAGCTCCAGCCTCAATAGTAGATAAGAAAATACTATCCTTTGTTGGATTATTTAAATATACTTTGTAGTTTCTTTCTGCAGAGTTTAGTAACTGCTGGCCAATTACTTGAATTTTAAAACTAGCTGCTCGATCCTCAAACCGTGTATAATTAAAATTATAACTACCGCTTGTATATTCAATATTTGAAAGTCCAGAACTTAGTTCTGAAATACAAGGAGAAGCAGAACTAACTACACCTACATTTGGATCAGAAGGGGTATACCCACTTATATCATCTCCATAAAAAGCTAATAAAGGGTCATTAGTAAATCCTACAGTATTAAAATATGATTCTACGTTTTCTTCATATTCAGCTAGTGTCTCAAAAGTATTTCCTTCAGTATTGAGAATAATAGGCAATAATTCGTCCTCAAAAGTACTTGTTGTGAATTCATATTGACACACGTGATCTGTATCTCCTGCAATAGGATTAATATTTGTTGTCGCTTCTGGATTATAATTCGTTGCAGCTGCGTCTGTACAGCCTATAACTTCTGCATTTTCCCCACAATCAGTAATATCTACATCGCCATTTATTATATCAGCTAATGGTATTATTTTATGTAATCTAATTCGGTACTTTGAACTAAATAATCTATCTACTGTAGTAGCAGGATTAGTTACTATGTTATAAGTTTGTCCGTATTGATTAGGATCTGCTATTGAAAGACTGCTACTCCAGTACTCACCAGAAGTAAAATTAAACTCCCCTAAAAACCCAGATCCGCTTGAAGCAATGTTTGTAGACATTGATATTAAGTCTTCAGCTGAAGGTACTGTCCATTCGTTAGGTATTAGATCAAAAGAGCCTGCTTGATAAGTTAAACTAAATGCAACCTCAAAGTTAAATAGTCCATCATTGTTAGGTACTGAGTAATCCTCTATCCGGCATATGTAAGCTTGACTATTATAAATTTTATAAATAACGCCATCATATGCTTCTAAATATTGTCCAACTTGCACTGGTATATTAGTACCTAAAAGTGTATTTGCACTAACAACAATATTATTATCTAAATTACCGCTGTAGTACTCATCGATACATCCTGTTATGTAACACCCTCCATTAGCAAGGTAATTAGGCCAATTATTCATTGGGACTGAAACACTATAAGCCGCAGCCTCATCATAATTATCTGCTATCGGATTAGTACACCCAAGAGTTTGACCGTTAAATGCTGGGTCAGCAAGAATTTCTAAATTAGGATATACTGTTGCAGCATCATACCCAATTAAAAAGTTTATAGCATTTAAGCTACAAGGATTGGTCATTTTAATTCTGTACACTGTATACATGTACTGACCTGCAGCAAGACCTTCATCTACTGTAGCATGCTCACAATCTACTCCTCCACCGGCATTAGTATCCGTACTACTTAAAACTAAACCATTAATAGTTCCAGGAGCGTAACCTGCAGGTATTGTAGTGTTAGCAGATCCTGCTTGGAATGTTGACACAGTTCCAGGAGCTGTTGAAGGTAAGTAGTAATAAGCTCCATCAGAATATCTTACTTCTACTATCTCTGCATTATTAAATTGATGCTTTACAGGTTGATCAATTGCAGGGTTTAATGTAAGCCCTGTATTAGAATTTTCAGCAGTATCTACAATTCTAAAATAAAAATATACTGAAGGAACTAAATCGCTATTATATCCAGCAGCTGATAATTGCCCAGCTAACGTAGTAGCAGATGACTCGTCAATATTAGGTAAAGTAATATTTGCTCCTCCACCTGTACTACCAGTGTAACTGTACACAAGCGTTCCATATTTTTCAGGATCTGTTAAAAATAAAACAGGATTATCTTGATCAATAACTTGTAACGTAACTTTTTCCGCAGTTGGAGTATTGTAAGTAAAACCATTAACAGTTGTACTTGCAGTTTCAGTTAATTGACTTAAACATGCATCTCCACTAGTAGTTGTATCTAATTCTCCAGCAGTAGCAGTATTAGCATACCCTATTACACCAGCATCAATATTATCACCGTAGTCGTCAAATTCAGAATTTATATTACATATATCTAAAACATCTACATCAAAATTACACAACGAGTTGTTGTTTAAATAATTAACATGTGCCGGAGTTATTGTCAACCCGTTTGCAGTAGCTAAAGATTCATCCCAAAAATTACCTTGAGTCCACGACATTGTATAAACATCATGATCTGCACTTTGTACATCATTATTTGCGTTTACATCAGAACAATATTCATATTGACAAAGACTTTGTAAGTGCCAATTTACATCAAATTGAGGGTTACCGATTGGCGTACTATAATTTGATGCTTCAGGATCCATACATCCCGGCTTTTTTATAAAACAAGTGCCATCATTTACAGTAGCATAAGGGTTGTAATTAAAATTACTATACCCTGGATTTACATCTGCAATATTTGCTTCGGGAGTTACATACGTTGAATATACTGAACTTGGGTTGTATGTAGCTGCATCTAAAACTCCAGGATCTGTACATCCGTTTACATCTTCAGTGTATTCACAGCAATTATTTGTGCACGGAGTTAAATGTACTATTAAAGGATTGCCTACTAAAGTGTTATCTGCTTCAGGGTCAGTACAACCGGTGTACTCACACGACCTGTAATCATGAACATTAACGTTAGAATTGTAATTAGTTGCTGCCGTTCCTGGAACAGGAGAAGTAATAGTAAAAGAAGTGTTACTATTTCCTTGGTTATTTACTAACGTTGTAGTAGTAGAATAAGATCCATTATCCATACACCCTTGAAGGACAGCCTCGCAAGACCCGTCATCAGAAGTAGCATTCGGATTATAATTAAACGCATTAAAGTCTGTACATCCCGCTACATTAGCTTCAACAACAAGATCTATAGTTAGCTGAACTTCATTGTTACTGGAACCCCACCCAGAAGGGCTGTCACCTAGAGATACTATAACAGAAATAGTGTGCGTTCCAGGGCCATACGTTACTGTAGGGCCATTTATCCCTGAATGAGTTTCAGTGAAAGATCCGCTTAAGTTTGTATCCCAAGATAAATCTGTGATAGGACTTGACATACTTCCATGCATTACCCAAAACTCATATTGCCCATAAACACCTGTATTAGCTAACAACAAATGGTACATACCGTTAATAATATTGACAGTAGTAGAGTCATCAAAATCTTTAGATCCCGGTTCATACGCGCAATAATCAGTCTCACCTTTTATAAGCTTTACAGTATTATAATTTAAAGCTGCTGGATCTGTACATTTTCTTACTATGCGGGGGTCATTAAAACTAATACAACTTCCTGTAAATCCGTCCGTAGTGGTAAACCCATTATCAAAACTATTAATACAAGAATCTTTATCAGTAGATTTAATTTTAGTTAATTCACCTAATGTTGTAAGAATAGGTAGTTGTTCAATGTCGTTACCATCTCTATCAATTACATCGACTATTCCTCTAGTCCAATGCTTTAAAGCCTCTGTGTATCTTAATATTTCTCTTTGAGTTGCATAATCTGCTTGACGTAAATAAAGGCTTCCAATGTATTGATTATTACCTTTTACGCTTCTAATAGATTTAACTGCAAACGTACAGTATTTAATAAAAGGTACAAAGTCAACAAATTTAAGAACTCGAGACGCATCCCCTTTTTCAGTATTAGGAATTATAAAATCCTTTTGTCTGTAAAGCTCTCCGGTATCGGTTTTAAAAGGTAAAATTAAAGCATACGCTTTCCCTACTTCTAATGGTTTAGACCCATTTTGTAGTTCTATTGTATTACTTTTTAAATTAAATTGATTACCTAGAATTTGTTGTTCTGCAGCCATTTATATATACATTAGCATCCGCAGTCGCAGTCACCATCACACATTTGAACAGCTTTTCGATATTGTGATTGTGCATCTTGCACTAATACTAAATCTTCCTGTCGCAGTATTCTAGAGGCTGTGGACTCCGCTGATTTTATTAGTAACATTATTTTTTGTGCTTTGTTAAGAATAGCAGAGCACGCGGGACTTGTACACCCGCAACTTAATAACTTATCTGTTAATAAGACTAAACATTTATCAACTCCACATGCGGATACGATAAAATTCATAGCTTGAACCGTATTATTCGGATCTTTTACCTCTATCTGATATAAACCTCCAGCAGAAATATTTGTAAATGCAAACGAATTCATGGCAGGAGGTATAGTACCTTCTGAAGCTACTCCATCAGCCCCTACGTGCTTTAAAAACACTGTGTATGTAGTCGCTAATTCTCTACCTTCTAAATTAACAAACAAAGTTTGACAATCCCCGGTAAATGAAGTTTTTAATAAAACAGCCATGAATTTGAATTTAAAGTTAAAAAATTATAAGGGGAACCTGTCCCCTTATAATTAATATTAATGATTATTATGCGTCAATATTGATAGCAGCTCCTACAAAGCCTTCACCCAAGAGTGCTCGACCAAATCCAGCATTATCTGTAGCAGATTTAAGATCGTAAACATCGCCAGTTGCATCTTCTTCAAGATATACTAGAATTTCACGCATGTTATCAACTCCTCTAATTTGATTTAAAGCAGAGTTTTGAACAACAAAAGAAACTAAGTTATATGTTTGACCTGATACTGCAGCAATTTGATTTGGGAAAGAATCAAATACAACTAATCGGTCATACCCAGAGTATTCACGACCTTGCTGTAATATTTCCTCTTCTCTAAGTTCAGCGCCAACTCCAACACCAGCAGCAGCAGCAGATTTTACATTTGCCGCACTATAACAAATAACTCCAGATGCTTCCGGAGATTCTAAAGCTACTTCAAATCTTTTATTAACATCTACACCTGTAAGAATAACTTCAGCTCCACTACCACTAACTGTAAAAATCTTAGAAGCTACACTTCCAGATTTAGCTATCTTAGCCGCTAAGTCTGCTCTAAGTAAAGCTGCAGTTGCGGAAGCATCAGCTCCACATTTAACAGTTGAGTGAACTCGTGGGAATGGTTCATAACCATCCGAAGTTTCAATGATTCTAAAAGTTAAATCTAATCCATCTGCTACACCAGCACCAGAATCTTCTGTAAAAGTTACAGTGTTAATTTGTGCACTTGAAGGTGCGTGTACTTTTACTATACAGCTTTTTAAATCAGCTTTTGTAAAAGCAGGACTAGCTACTGAAGGTAAATCCCCATCAGCCGCTTTAAAAATTCTAAATTTTGCATTTACATCTGTTGAGGCTGCCGCCCATAAAGCCCAAGCGCCATCAGCGCCTAAAACTTGTAATTGAGGGGCACCTGCTCCATTTTTTGCTGTTGCCCCAATGTTACTTACAATAATTTGTTTCATAATTTAACAAATTTAATATTTATAATTTATTTTAATATTATTCGTTTTTACCTAACTCAATAGATTGAGTTTTGTATCTTGGATCCGAAATACCTTCCAAGATGCTATTAATTGTCATGTCAACTATTTCCTGATGTGTATGCTCTGCGAGCTCACAACTTACAGAATTTGTAACATCATCCAAAGATAATGAAACTTTAGCAGGGTTTTTTAAGTAAGTTAATTTTAGCTCCTCTATTATAAATATATCATTAGTGAAGATTTTCATCACATCATCTTCTATTGTGAATAAAGGGCGTGTACGTTTTGTAGTATGAAATGGATCAGCTAATAAAGTAGTTATATCGTCAAGCTGCGCAAACTTCAATTGAGCTAATTCGCGTATACCGTTTTTAACAGAATCTTGAAGATTTTGTTCTTCACTAGTTAAAGGGGATCCATCTCTTCTATATTCAACATCTCCAAAAGATTGTATATAATACCTGTAATCTTCAGGTAGCTTATCTGTAACATATACAAAAGTAGAGTGAATACTTTTAGCATCAAAAGATGCATTTATACGTTTTGTTTTTAATAAAGTCCGTAAATCATCTATACGTTTTTGAGACTCTTCAAAGCCTTTACCGTAAAGATTATTTTTACCGTACTTTAGATTTACAAATTTATTTATTGCTTTGTTAAGCTCTAAATCAATTTCTTGAGGTAAAAGCGTGTCAGCTTGGAATGAATTAATCTTATCCACTCCTTGCTGAACCGCCAAATGCATTTCCGTAATATTCATTAGTATATTATTCCATTACATTAAATTGCTACTTCTTTAAGTTTTGCTCTCAAAGTTGTTAGCTTTCCTGAGTTCTTTTTGTTTTTCAAATAGATCACAGTATCATCCATTGTTTCACCTAACACTTCATCTATAAAAATAATCTGATTACCAATTTTTCTTAAAACTCCTGCAGACACCATTTCATCAATTTCTGCTTTTATTTCTAAGTTTTTATCAGTAGTTGTTTTTATAAACTTTTTAGGTTCTTTATCTTTGACAGTATAAAGAGCTGTTTCAACTTGCTCATCTGTCATTCTATCTGGGTTGTGAGACGATATTAATCGTAACACTCTACGCATTCCTTTAATGTTTGAAGACAATTTAATAAACTCTTTGTCTGCATCTTTCTTTAATTGAATAGAATTAAATTTAGCTTGCTCTGCTCTTGACGTATCAAGAATAAAGAATTTTTTTCTACCAACCATTTCTTCTTTTGATAAAGCTACAAATGGGTGCTTTAAAGCAAATTGGTATTTAATCCAATCTATTATATTTATAGGAGATCCATCTGAATGGGTTCCTACTTCTAATTCAACTCCTGTAAAGCTTATAGGAATACTCATTTCCGCCCAATATCTTTTAATGTGTTTTGGCCAATCAACATGTTCTGGGCCTACATCTAAAATACCGTTAAGATATTTTTTTTCGTCTTCTACAGATAATCCTTTTAAAGGTTGTCTGTTTACATAGACACTACTCAGTTTAGATACAGCTTCTGCTAGTACCTCTTTTGGTAAGTGATTGTTAATCTCCTTACGTCTTATAAAAATTTTTTTGCTCATAATTAAGTTCTTTTTTAGTTAGGTGAGGTATAAAGAATAATTCCCTCTATTTAAAAGTTAAAGAAGTGGGGGATTTCTCCCCCACAACTCAACCAAAAAACCAATATATAGACACGCGATTAACGCCTTCTTATAGTGATGCAGCTGTACATTCAATGTCAAGAGAGGTGTCGAATCGTTTAAGAACGATACCTGCAGTCTTTAACATGTGCACAGAAGCACCATCCACGTCGGAAGCTCTAGCAGAACCAGAATCAAACCCACGAGGTACAACTGAACCGGCAACACACCATCTCATCATTTCACGACCTTTCTTAGAGATCATCTGTACGTTTGCTTGACCGTCATAGTTAGACTGATCAACAAATACCATACGGTATGATTCAAGAGAGTATCCTGTAACAGGGTGCTTAGCACGAGCATCAGCAACAGGACCATGATCAAACATAGGTAGTTTAACTACTTTTACTGAGTGACCATCTACGTGATCATAAGAAGTAAAGTAACCAGTAACACCTAAGCTACGACCTGAACCTGTAATAAAGCGGTTTTCACCACCAACTTTCCAAGAGTTACTATCAGCACCCATATGACCTTTAAGAGCTTCGTCAAATTCACGAGCTCCACCAGTACCTGTGTACAAAGTAACTTGCTTAGCATTAGCGTCTGTCATTCCGTAGAATAAGTCACCAATGATATTTTTAATTTTACTCTCTGTTAAAGTAGAGTAAGTATCCTTATTAATAACCTGCTCTAAAAGACCTGGACCAACAAGAACTGGTTGTCCATTTTCATCTTTCATAGTAGACTTTCCTGAAGAATCGTAAGTCTTTTGACCGTACCAGTAATACATTTCACACTCTTCTTTGAAGTTAAGCATGTGAGTGTATTCTTCGTAATCCATCCAAAGCTTTGTAGAACCGCCACCTCTTTTAGGAAGTGTAAATTCAGCTACAAAATCTTTAGCATTACCAGACATGTGGTATGATTTACGAATAGTACCAATCTTGTTACGTACTTTACCAGGAACTTCCCAGTTAGATGCGTTTCCACGAGAGAAATCAACTCCTACTGGTGCATACATTTGAGCCCAAAGATCACCTTCGTCTCCAGCTGTAATATTAGCTGTAGCGTCTGGGTTAATCATTTGTACTAAATATCTGTAATTTGCTCCGACTGCTTCTGGTTCCGCCATAATACGTACTTGCTCGCCATAAGCGTTTACTAATACGTAATCTTTAATAAACCACTTATCGTGGAATTCAAGATAAAATGTGTTACCATCACCTAGTGCGGTGTGTGCTTTTGCTAGAGGTCTAGTAGTCAATCTGTGAGTCTTAATCCGATACTCATATTCTAATCTATCAATAGATTTAACATTACCAACACCTTCGGTTAAAAATGAAAGCGGAAAACGCTTATCTTCTTTACCAGCTAGGTGTGTTATTATCGGTGACAATTCAGTTGGCTTAGACAACATAGCATTCGCAAGACTGTTCATATCAGTCATTTGTGAATCATTGTAGTAAGATTTTCTTACATGAATGTTGTTTCCGTTTACTGCCATTTTCAATTAATTTATATGCAAAGTTTAAATATTGCCGTTTTTAAAATGAAAGATCTAAATCATCTACGTTTATAGATTTAGAACGTCTTTTTGCTCTTTTAGCATTCTTAACCGTATCCTGTCTTGAAGAGATTTTACTTCTTAAGGTTTGAGCACTTTTAGTTGTCGCTTTACGATTTATCATCTCGTCTAAGTTAAACCCTTTGTACATCAAATAGTCAATAGCTAATTTAACGTCCATCTCTGCATCTTTATGATCCAGATCTCTCTGTGTAAGCCCTTCGTTATTTACAGGTTGAGAAATATAGCTAAAAAACTTACTTTTCTCTTTTTCAGGAATTGCTACCCCTGCAAATTCTTGTGCTTCATTTATAGTGTCTGAAATGCCATCCCAAAATTGCTTTTGTTCTTGAAAAACTTTTTGTTGTTCTTCTTTTTGTACTTCAAACATTCTTTCACGCTCTGTCGCTTGATACTTTCCTAAAGCCTCTTTAGCTGCAGCAGCCTTTTTAAACAATTTACCAGAATCCTCATAATCTTCTAATAACTCGTTTGTAAACTCTTTATCATGCCCTTTTAACTCAAAATAATTAGCTAAAATTGCTTTTTGCGATGCAGAGTCATTTTCATTTAATTCAAATGTAGCGTAGTCCGCTCTTGGATCATGCGCTGACATAAATTTTTGTGACTCTCCTCCTTGCAACACGTATTCTAAATGCTGCTTTACAAGAGGAAAATTTTGTAGCACTTCATCTAGCTGGTCATCAGCCATTCTAGACGCTACTGCTTTTGTCATCTTAGTTAAGCCTTCTGGAGTATCTTCATACTCATCTTCAAGCTCATATCCAAGTTTTTCTAGAACTTCAGAAACTACAGTAGGCTCTCCACTTTCGTCATCTTCATATTCTTCGTCTTCACCTTCATCTTCATCTTCTTGGTACTCTTCTTCATCTTCTTCACCTTCTTCTTCAGAATCAGGCTCAAGATCTTCAAGCATATTATCTTCTTCTTGCTCTGGTTCTTCCTCCAAAGCTTCGTCTGCGTCTGGCAAATCTAAGCCATCTGTTATCTCGTCTAGGGTATCCCCTACAACTACATCGTCTATAGTGATGTCGTCTAACGCGATTTCATCGTGTTCTTCATTCATATTGGTTGGTTTTTATGTTAACAAAAATAAATAATATAATTAATACTTTTACATATTAGTTAGTTTTCTTAAGTGTTATTATTATATAACACTTTACTTCTTTCTACTTTTACGCCACTCTCGCATAGCTTCCCGTTTGTCTTTACCTTTCTTCCAACTTCCGGCCGCAAACTTACCTGCGCGACGTTTATTTTTAAATGTAAATACCTCATTTCTATCTCTTGCCTGCTCATAAGTTTGGTCGGAATACTGATTTTTAGCATCTGCATAAATAGAAGGCCACACCTTATACTCGTCGGTAGGATTACCTATTATGTCACTAACCATTAAATGCGTAGAATGCGTTCCATCGCTATTCTCTCTAACACCTTTATCTTCTCTAAGCTGCCTAGCCTTTTTCTTTTTCTTCCTAAGCCCACCTTCTTCTTGGACTCTAATCATAGTATTTTTAGGTTGAGTATTACCATAATTCCTACCAATAGCTCTCATTCCTGCTTGAAAACTGCCAGCCCCAAGAATATCTGTCCATTTTTCTGTAAATGTTCTATCTGCAGCTTCTTTGCTATCGTTAAAATCATATTCGTCACTAACAAATCTTTGTGATGGTATTACATTACCTTCGTCATCATAATACTCCGGAGTTTCTATAATATTTGCACGCCCAATTGTAGTTTTTAAATTATACGCAGGACTTGTAAGTGATTTTTTTACAACATCAAAAAACTTAGATGTGTTTCCCATATCAGAATATCCAAACTCATCATATGCTTTCATATTTCGGTTATCTTTATAACCTAATTGAGATTTATTTTCTTTTAAAGCTTCGTCTACTGTTTGTGTTAATTTAGACCTTTGCCTTGTAGTTAAATTTTCTTCATCTAAATCACCAAGCATATTATACGCCCAGCCGGGAAGTACTGTACTTTTAACGAATTCTTTAACATTAGTTGGAATTATATCCGTAGGAAATGGCACTACCGCTTTTACCGTGTTAAAGCTTTGTGTTTTATTATAAGCAGCTAAAGCAGCTCTAGTTTTAGGTCCAAAGCTTCCTACCCCTTTTGTAATAGCTTTACCTTCTCCCGCTCCTAAGTCATACCCCTTTTTAATTAAAAAGTTTTGAAGCTGCTTAACGTTAGTACCTTTTTTTAGTTTTTTCTTAGGACCTCCTTCATCATATTTTAATCCGCCATCTTCATATTTTAACCCTCCATTACGTTTTACCTCTTTGTATTTACGGTTACCGTCTTTATCTGTTGTATAATGAATACGATCGTATATCTCAAAAGGTTCTCCAAGAGAATTTAATTTTTCGGACTTAAAATCATATTTATCATAAATACTCATATATTTCCCGTGCTCATCTTCTCCAGCACCCATTGTCCAATTTTCCATTGGATGGAAAGTATCTGTGGTTCCAGGGTCATCACTAAATGGTAAAGAATTTACCCCCATACCTCTACTCCATGTACCTTTTTTAGATTTTAAATTATCTAGCTCAGATTCTTCCCATGGTAAATAAGAAGATCCTTCAGGATCGTTTTGTCCTCTAGATCTTACCATTCGATCTAACAAAGTTTGCGGATCCCCGTAGTACTGTGCGGCTGAATAGTATTTAGCGTTAGGGTCGTCGGACTTAGACGGTTTAAATTTAGATTCAGGTAAATCATTATCATAACCAGTACCTAAGAATTGATTATACATCCTGTAGTCAGATCTTAAAACTTTATCTGGGTTTTGATTATCTGGTAAGTTGTATAACTCTGGATTAGCTTTTTGATTATACAAAGGATCGTTAGGATTTAACGGCATTTGAAAAGCATTAGGATCTACAGATCTATTCGCAGGTCTATCTACATATTGTAAGCCTTGAGGATCTTTAATAGATTTATATACATGAGAAATAGCTTGAGGTCCTGTGGGGTACGGCCCTGGCGATACTTTATTTATTAGCCAGTTTTTCATATTATCTAAAGTACCTGTAGCTTTTGCTGCATTTACTATTCCTTTAGCTGTTGATCCTATAGGATCCCATTCTCCAGCATCTAATTTATCTTTAATATACTTATCTTCTCTTTGAACAAGATTAAGATGAATTGAATGATTTCTTTCAACTTTTTCTTTCGTTTTTTTGTGCTCACCTCCATGTTTATACGTAGACAAAGGGCCATCAGATCTACCCCCCGTAGGATTTAATCCTGTAGGAGTAGACTCAAAAGAATTTACAAGTGAAGATTTTTGAGCAGGCATTGCAGGCATTGACGGAGAACGAGTAGGCATAACTGGCCCAGGCTGAGGAGCTTGCGGCGCTTCAGATTGAGCAGAAGGCTCCCCCTGTTCTACTTGTTCTGTTTGTTGCAACGCTTCAGTAACAGTAGTTTGTAACTCTCCTGCAATCGCTTGTCTGATTAATTCTATCGGATCCTGTTCAGTCACGTAAACTATTTTTATTCTTTAGTTTTTTTAGCCTCTTTTGCTTTTGCCGCTGCCAACTTTTTATCTTCGTTCTTAGAATCTTCCGCAATTTTAGCGCGATCATTTGACTCTTTTGATTGGCTCGCTCTAGCTTTTTCATTAACGTCTTGCTCTTTTATTCCAACTTCTTTTTCTTTTATATCTAGTTCGCGATCTTTAGCAATAGCGTCATTTTCGTTTTTGCCAGAAGTAAGCCCGGCGTGTATTTCTGCTACAGCAATTTGAGTTTCACGATCTTTTTCTTTGTTCATGTTTTCGTTATCCAACTTAGCTTGCTCCATTTCTAGTTCAGCTTGTTGTTGCTGCTGCTCTGCTTGTTGTTGTTTTTCAGCCAATTCTTCCATGCGTTGCTCTGCCTTTTTAAGATTAGACTTAATAGACGCAAAGTTTTTAGAATCTAGCATTTCAACAACTGCGGATGCTGGTAAGCCATTTTGAATCATAGATTGACTCATTTGTTTAGCTATTTCTAGTTTTTCTGTTTCTTCTCCAGAATCAGTAACCCAGATACCATAATTAGATTCCATGTGCTCCATAGATTTAACATCTAAAAACTCTAATGTCCCATCTGGCATCATAAACGATGATTTCTTACCATCGATCCAAGCTTCTTTAGAATAATCTAGCAAACCTTGTAAATCTCTTTGCTCTAATCTTCCAAACTTTCTAAATAAATCTTCAGTTATATGTGAAGACTGAATTATAGCTTGCTGAGAGGTAGATTTTCCTTCGTAGGTACCTATCTGTCCTTGACGCTGTTTATTGACACCAGAGAGCTTCTCCCACTCTTCCATGATCGAATTTAAAAGTACTATGTACTGCTCAATAGTCTTAATCGACATATCTAAGACAGATTGATGCTGTGGAGATAATGTTACACCTTCTTTATTGTAATCTACCCACGCAATACCTGTACCTTCTACATAGTACATAAACTTATCCATATCCCATTTCTTTGGGATCATATTAATATCAAACTGAGCAATAATGTCCTTTGAGCGAGCGATAGCGAGCTCGAGACGGTATTTGTACACGTTATATGTTAATTGATAAGGAATACCAATAGAAACTAGTGATATATTTTCAGCATTAATATTTGAATAGCGTCTACCATTAATTGGGAGCTTACAAATTGCTGGATTATCTAAGGATGCTCTTTGATTTGGTAAAGGATTTATATCTACATAGATTCTACCGTCAATTTTATGACCACCCCAAACTTCGTTAACCCATAACCATTCTAGCTTACCGCCTTGCTCTTTAAGTTCTGGAGGCATCTTAAATCCGTCCTCTACTTCTATTTCTTCTGGTTGTCCTGTATCAGGATCCATAAATGTTACAAATCCAATACGTTTTCGAGATTTCCAGTAAACAGAGATTACCTCAATTAACCTATTGTTAAATTGATTTGCATTTGGACCTGTAGAACCTACAGATAGCCAAGGTATATGTGAGTTACCCATTCCGTGAGGCTCTTCTAAGCTCTCAACTTCTTCTGGAGTTAACTCTTCGTAAAAATGATCAATGATTGTAGAAGCATGAACAAACTTTCTAACTAAAGCCCAATCTCCATCTTCGACAAACTCTAAATCTGGATCTAAATCATAGTCTACATCTACTGGATTTAAAATATCATAGAAAGGGTCTCCGTTACGTACACCTCTGTGCGTGTATACTTCTCCTGAAACTAAGTAGTGAAACCAAGCTTTATTTAATTTATCTTTTACTTCTTGAGTAGCCATTACGTAATTTAAGGACGCTTGCCCCATAATTGCGCGGTTATCTACGTAAGAATTATTAAATAGCTTTTCTATCTGCTCAGGCATCTCTACCTCTGTAGCATCCATACCTGTATCTATACCTGCTTCAGCTGCTTTATTAGCAAAATGCTGTTGAAGGTTTCTATAGATCGCTTCGTTCTTTGCTTCTTCTTTTCTAGTAACTGCGTTACCATTAAGAACGCTAACTGTAAAATTTAAAGGGCGTTTAGCCTTTTCCCCTAGTAATAAATCTATTACTGGTTTAATTATAGGGAAATTTCTTAGCTGTGAAGGAAAGTTCTTACGAGTTTTACCGTAAGGTTTAAGTAATTGATTGTAATCGCCGTCATCAATAACTCCGTTATAGAAATCATAGAATTTAGTTAATTCATCTCTTCGTGAAGAAAGGGAAGCTGTGTTAGAAGATAAATCAATATACCCATCTACACACTCTTCTCTCCATTTTTTTGTCTTCTTCGATAGAGGAAGTTTTTGTCTTGGTAGATTATCGTAGCTCATAATTGAACAAATTTACAAAAATTTAGCGGGACTTTAAAAACAATATAAAAATTTTCTTTATAATTATAAATATGCCACTAATGATAGTTAGCGTCAAACCAAGAATCATGCGATCTATCCTCTAATACCTCTTTAACTTCAGTATTATAAAGTTCTCTGGTATGGTACATACCAATCATTAAAGCCATAACCCGGTCAAAATTCCCTTTGTGGTTAAATTTTATTAATTCTTGCAGCAAAGCAAGATCGTATATCTTATTTAAGTTTAAAGTTGTGTTCCCGTCCACGTCTTTAGACCTTGGGGTAATTAACCAGTCTCGTATGTAGATTTCCCCTTGTTTTTTTCTTTGCTCAGTCATGTGCATACCATACTGACGTCTAACTGTTTTAGATTGCAAGCTTTTCTTATCTAACATCTCAAACTCTACTTGCAATTTGTGGAGCTTGCGGTATCGCTTAGCATATGCAATTATCTCTCCACGATCATTTTCAAAACCTATTTTGCATCCGTAATACTCAGCTAGCATAAACAAGTTTCTATTATATTCGTCTGATGTATTAGGTCTTCCTATATAGCTAGCAACAATAATATCATCTGGGCTAGAAACATTGTTTGGGCGCTTAATAACATACGCCGCACCTAGTGATGTACTATCTGCAGATTGATTTTGCCCGTATGGATCATGACAAATAACATACAAGTTCATAGGTACTTGTTGTTTTTCGTTTTTATATGGGGATTCATAAATAACAACACCTCCAGTGTTATCATCTTCCCGTCTATGCGGGTATCTCATAATTTGCCTTAAGTTTCCATCCATTCGAAACTTTACTTGACCTTCAGCTGTATGATAAAAGGAACCTATAGTTCCAAGCGAGCTTAAATTTTTAGACTTCACGTAATTGTATTGCTCTTGCAGTGAAGCTACATCAAATAAGTTTGCAGTAACTTGTAGAGTCGCTTCTTGCGGAGAAAAAGGATGTTCTGCTATATACTGATCTAATGATTTAGCATCAGCTGCTCCTTTCTTTTTATTACGCATCTCTGTCTCGTGCTCAACAGCTTTATTTTTAAGAGAGTTACCATCGTTATCTATAAACCCATCTAAGTTTTTATATATAGGCACAAAGTATCCACACTTAGTCCCCATAGAGCCTTCATCCCAAATATTCGTATAATCCATGCAGTCATATGCAGCTGGATTGTAAAATATCTCTTCCATAGCCTCAAAGTCTGCACCTTCTGTACCACCTGTACCAAATGCAATCATAAGTCCTAGTGTTTTAGCACCTTGACGCATTGTAGGCATAGTTACCTCCCAAGCTTTAAGGAGTCCAGGGAAAGATCCTGCTTCTTCAAAGAATACAAGTTCTCCCGCCTTTCCCCTCACTTTATCTGGATTGTCTTTTAACGATACTCCCATTATTTGGGATTTCATTCCTAATTCAATCTCAATACCATTTACTTTTTTCTTATACCCGGACATCTTACTCATTTCTCTATCTCTTAAGCGAGGTTGAGCCCATGCAGTGTTGTCATCGATAAACGATAAGAATTCCCACGCTTTAGATAAGAGTCCGTCACCAATAAGGTATTCTTTTTGACCTGCGAATACAAAGTTCTTTGAGTTTTTAACAAAGAAGTAATTTCTAGCAAGCATTGAGCCTGCTTTATATGAGTAACCTTTACGACGAGCTTTAAGTACAACCATATGACGGTTTGTAGATCTTGCTTCGTCTATCTGTGTAAAGTAATCGTGATCTCCGTCGTAAAATGAAGGAAATGTTCTTTCACGTTTAGATTGTATAGACCCATCAGGCATAACTTCATCTACTGCTCTATCAATTGGGCAGTAGTTTAAGTAAAAGTAGTGGAACCCTGTTACATACAGGGCATCTTCGGTGCCCTCATCAGCAGTATACCCATACAAGCATCTATGACGCTCTTCATCCCAGTAGGCGTAGTATTCTCTAGTCCCTGGTAAGGCGTTAGTATAATGCGAGTAAGTTTCGAAGTGAACTGCCGCAGGACGGATCCGATTAATATTTTTAAACTTAGAATTTGCCACCTACTGATCCATTTGCTTTTTTAATTATTCCACCAAACCCTGTGAACTTTTCTTTTACAGAATCCATGTATGCATCACAGCAAATAGCTTCTTTGCAAACTACATTACCGTCTTCAACAACTATTGTTTGCGTGGAAAGGTCTATTTCTTTACTACATGTAGCACATTTATATTTTGCCATGAGTTTCCTGTTTTATTCTAAGTAGTACTTGGCATTTTTCGTACTCTTCAGTGCTTTCAAAATGCTCTATAACTAAATCCAATGTTTCAGGGTCTGTCCCTGTTTCTTTTTCAGGATCAAATGGTAATACGTACGTTTGCACACCACCAATACTTAAATCAGTTACTAAAGTATCTAAAGTTACTTTACCTGTTATAAAATCATAAGCATTATCCATTGCTGTATTAAACTCGTCTATTTCTTCTAAAAAATCCATATTACATACTGTATTTATTTACTTCTACGCCTCCTCTGTTTGGATTATTTGTCTGCTCTTCTTTTTTAACTATCTCTTCTAGTCGTGACAACCCATCTACAACTTTCCCCATCTTTTCTAAATTACCTATTAGATCTTTTGCGGTATAGATTGGTTTACCTCTATCGTCTAGCTCTGTTAAGTCTATTGTTCTAAAATACTTCTCTAGTTTAGTTACAGACTCAGTAGCTGCTTTTAATAATTTAACCGCAGACGTTTCTATTAGTTCTGCGTATTTTTTGCAAGCAGCTAATACTCTATTTGAAGGTTTCCACTTAGCGTCTTCCCCAAATATACTATTTTTTACTTCAATTTCCCTCTGTTTCCATTCATAAACTGAAAATGGAGATCTATGATCCACCATAAAGTAGACAAAAGTTAAATCGTCTGCGTTTAACTTTTGGAATTCTTTTATTTGTAAAGCATATGGACTAGGAACAGCTTTATTAGCTTTTATATATAATAAATCATCTTTTAGCTTCATTACTTAGCTTATTTATATGTTTAATTCTTTCTTTCTTAGCTGAAAACTTACCAAAGTATGGTAACCTTACAGCTTCAAAAGATCCTTCAGTCATTACATTCTTTACAAATTTAAACTGAGAGTTTACTATCTCTTCAACTTTACTAATAGGTAAATTATACTTTGTAGCTAACTTATATATTATCTCATTTTTTATCTGACTCATTATCAGTCTTCTTAGGTTGCGGCAAATTAGAAAGATCTTGCGCTTTCCATTTTCCTTCTGGGCAGGTTGTGGTTTTCCATTTAGCTTTATGCTCAACTAGACATCCACATTTACCACACCTCATCATATGCCTTAACAAATGAGGACATGCATCACAAGTAAGCAATCTATCTTTGTAATCCTCAGTTGTACAGTTAGGTGCTCCAGCTAAAACATACTTAGAGAGATCTTTACTAAAAGATTTCATCATCTTAAATACATTTGGCGGCTTCGCAGGCTTAACTGGTGCTTTAGGTTGTTGGTTTGTTAAAATTTTTGGTTCTAACGCTTTATTAACAGGAGCTCCTTTCTTTAAATTTAGTTCCTGCTTAGTGATTTTCTTTTTCTTTTTATTCATAGTATTGTTCAATTTGTAATTCTAAAACTTCTCCCATCGAATTTTGCACTACAATTAAACTATAGTGACGGTGCTCAAAAGTTGTGTAAATATAAATATCATCACCTATTATCTCCATAGTTTATTAAAATTTCTACACTAGACGTGTCAGGGTTTAGTAATTTATTAAAAGAGTAGATATTTCCTTTTTTAATAATTACTCCTTTCTTTTTAAATCTTTTTACATAGTTATTTAGAGTGTTGTAGTCTTTAATACTTAATTTATTTGCAACAACTTTTTTAATAGCCACATTACAAACATTACTGTCTTTAACTTCAGTCTCTCTGTTAGCATCTATAAACGCTGCTAATATTTGTAATTCTTTGGGAGTTAAATTAAAAAGACCGTTCCACAATCTGATATACTTGTATGTGGTATCTATCTTTACGGTGATTCTTTTTTTATTGCTCATAGTCTTCATCCATTTCGACTTCAATGCTAACTATAAACCCAGTAGGAGACACACTTAATAAAGTGCCCCAACTTTTAACCATCCCTATAGCATCAAGGTCAGTTATTTTTTCTTCAAATTTAAGTACAGTTTGAATCCACTCAAAAGGAGTGTCTACCTCTACACTACTAGTAATCATTGTTTCCCAACAATTTGGTGTTCACCAACTAGTAAGCAGGGTTTGCCATCAACATCTAATTGAATTGCTTCTGATCTAGGATCTATTACCGCAATATCCCCAGGTTTTACAAAATTACATTGAGGACCAACAGATATAACCTTTAAGATATTAGTAGCTCTAGATTTTCTTGTTGACTCATCTAAAATAATTCCAGATTCTGTTGTTTCGGATGTTGGATCAGGTAGTACTACCCACGCGTTGTTTGGTTTAAAAGCCATCTTATATAGTTTTATGTTTCCACAAATATATAAAAGTTTTTGCTACAATACAAAATTTATTTGAAGAGGATCCAAAAAGACACAGGTATCCCCCTTGGTTTTTGGATTTCAAGTGTGATTTTAGCGTTTAGCAGTGCTCCCGATGGGGACCCAAGGATAATAATACTGATGTTAATTCATCGCACTTACCTGTGTGCAATTTATCCTAACTAAAGCCTATACGTTACTCTTTTCGAAGCTATTGGAGAAAACTCTAGTTCTATTTGAACCTACAATCCAACTTCTGACCCCTTATTGGCTACCTGGGGGGTGATACTCTATGAGTGCTTCTTTGCAAATATAATAAATTATTATTAACTCCCGCAGTTTTCACAATTTTCTTGATCTTCTATAGAACAAGCTGGTTGATCCTTCTCCGTTAAATCTTTCATGTAGTCTTCGAAAGCATTATTATCTCTCTTTATACATTTACATTCTTCATTTTTTCCACACTTACATGCCATAACTTTTTTTATTTAGGGGTTAAAAAAGACCCCGTTGATAGCGAGGTCTTAGTGTTTTTCCGTACCTGTTCGAATGTAGTGCAATGGTGAAACACAGTGTGAAGACACCTGCCCAGCCAACCGTTACTATAAAACTCATAGGATAGCGAAATTCCTTGTCCCTACAAAGATAAATATCCTGGTAAGATTAAAAAATTTTTGGGGGAAAAATTTTAAAATTTGTTTTAGGGTTGAATGCGGTAACCAACTAAAACAGCAACCCCCATCATTTTTTGGCCTCTGGCCACCCCCCGGGGTTAAACGTTCCACTAATTTAATTTATATTTGCTATGGCAAACAAAAAGAAAGGTGCTCCTAAGCACCATTACGGTCTGATTCTATCAATAGAACCAGTACCATCAAAGAAGACCAAGGTCACCTTTGTTATACACTTTAGGTGCTCACGCACCAAGTGTGAAGATTCTCTGCTAATCTTCAAAAAGACCCATACATATGTAGTGGGTCAATTCGTCCGTATAATAACGGACGCCAAGGGTTACATGAAACCCTCTGGTATACCTACTGAATCAGAACTTAAAAAGTTCAATTCAGAATTAGAGAAAGTCGTAAATACTTACGACCATCTCTTCTAAAGAGCCATTAGGCTCTTTTTTTTATTTGTTTATAATAGTGAGAGAGTGTGTCACCCAAGGCACATTCACCTCATATTCCATAAAACCACAACTAAACCATTTAACCTACATTAAACTACTATAACACAAACGCTTATGAAACACAATTACATCTCCTACAAAGGAACAAACATCTATGACTTATTTCACTTAACAGTAAGCATACTAAACCTAGAAGAAAAACTAAAAGATAAACTAGCTCATATACATCCATTTAAACGAAAGAAAATGGAACTAATGAATGAACTATCTATGTGTGGTTTAAATCATAATGATTTCATAGATATTAATAAAGAAGCTAAGAAATACATTGAACTACATAAATAATCTAACCAGGACTAAATGCTCTTGGTTGCAAACAGAAGCACCTCGTAATTATGAAAAACCATCCTACGGACAAAGGTTGAGGTGTGGAGTTTGCGTAACATATCTCTCATCCAATTGCAGGTAATACTCTGAGTAGTATTAAATAGCGGAATGTACAAGTCAAGGGTTGCAACCTTGTGAGAGTTTAATATAACAAACAAGAAATAACGACGCGTGTAGATTTAATTTTAAACGTGATCGTTGAGGTTTTGCATGCTAGCTGCATATAATATTAACCCTAAAAACTAGGTCCCCTCCTTGTTTGTTTCATCTTAATTAATTCTAACTTAATCACTAACAAAATGAAAAGACTAAACTACATTGTTCTTGGATTGTTAACTGTCTCTCTTATAATGTTGACAGACAAACTACACTTAGCAGAAATGACTGACAAATTAATATGTACTCTACTATGGAGTATGTGGCTTGTTATAACTTATGCTAGTTATTTAGTACAAACACGTAATTGGAAATTCAAACGTTCACTTACACTTGGTTGGATTGCAGGATTTGCAATAGCAATAGAAAGAACAAAAAACTATTCATCATCATGTCAAATAGTATTGCCTCTTATGGTAATAGAATTAGCATGGTATAAACAAAAAAACAGCTAATCATGGCACATCCAAAGTATAAAAAAGCAATTAGACAAGAAAATGCACAAGAACGTGCTAAACTACGTACTGACTTTCTAAATGAACATGGCCTTAAAGGTTATGTTCAAATTAGACAAGCTTTACAAACTAATCATCCTAGTGGTGCTGTAAAAGAGAAAGCTAAATTAGATAAACTAATTAGCAGACTTAAACATCATGCTAAATGATAGCAACTATAAACTGTTCAGAGTGTGGCCATAATAAAGGTCATACTCTTGAACACGTTGGTCATGATACACTTGCAGAATGCACAAATTGTGACCACGTTAACGACGTAATAACTACATATCCAATAACTAAACAAACATTAACAGACTTTTATAACAAAAACTAATCATGCGAAAAACTAAAAACCAAACAATCCACAACATTGTAGAAGAAATCTCTAAAAGCCAAGAATTTACACAAAAAAGCTTCGATTCTAACGATGATCCAGCAGAAATAATCAATCTATTAAGACAAGATATAAAAACATTAATAGGTGTAATTTCCCAACAAGGTCAAGATCATAAAGACCTACGAGACGTAACTCATATGCTTCAAAAGATAGAGAGAGCTAAATCTAGATTTGTAGAAAGAGCAATAGACGCTACTACAAAAGAAGATTATCATGATATTGTGCCTTATGGTGTAAAAGATAAAGACATAGTTAAAATACAACCTTCCCATAGTAAAAAAGTGGGTAAAATAGATATAGAAGACTAATGTTCTTTGAAGATGCACAATTTGCTTGGGACTTATATAGTATAAGTCCTGAGCTAACGTGTACTTGCGATGAGGTTCATACTTGTCAACAATGTCACGAAAAAGAAAACCAAACAGACACTAAAGACACAAAATCATGAAAAGAAGTAATCTAGTATTTTTTATTGAACAAATAGTTGACCTATCCATAGCAAATACATCGTTATGTGATGAACGCAGAAAAAATGAAACTCGTATCAAAGAACTTGAAGCAAAACTACTAACAAGTGAAACTGAAAGTTTACAAAAAGATGCGCTTATTTATGACCTTCAAAAAACAGATGGTAATGAAACTGCTAAACTTTATCAAAAAGAACTTGTTAAAGCTGAAAAACGTGTTAAAGAACTTGAAGATGTGCACACTCGATCTTCCAGTAGTAAATTATCAATGGTCGAAGAGATTAAACGTGAGCAACAAGAACAAATATTTAGAGAAGAAGCTGATGAATTGGAGCAAATGCATAATATGGATGATGAATATCCTCCTGAACAATCAGAAGCAGAACTAATGTCATATTGTGAAGATAGAATACAAGAATTCATAAAAAACAATCTATTCGAAGCAAAAGACATTAATCACGTTATAGATATAAAATTTATACCTAAGTGCTCTTAATTAGAGCATTTAAAAGCATATGGTACAAGTGCAGGTTCGATTCCTGCGTGCTTTACTAAAAAGGTTGCTAGTATACCTTCGAAACTAGCATAAACTTAAATAATCATGAAAACATCATGAACAATCCAAATCAATTAGCAACAGGTACATTAGATACCTTAGAAAAAGGCAATACTTTATTAGTATCTGCTAGAAAAATCAACGGTGGTAAAATTCAATTAGAATTTGCAGAAGTTGTATCAACAAGTGATAAAGGTGTAAATCTTTTAGCTATGTTAAACAAATCAGATGATCGTTTTAGTTCTAACGCTCGTCGTGCTTGGATGTCCGCAGAACCTACAGATGCAGAAGAATACTTTGGTATTAACTTCGGTGCAAATGCAGGTTGGTACATCAATGAAAAGCGAGAAATGCTAGAACTAAATGTGTTAAATCCAATGATTAACAATATGCGTGTACGTATACTTGTTAATGAAACAACTGAACCTACTGAATATCAAGCTGCAAACTTAGAACGTGCTGCTAAACGTAAAGGTAAAGATGGTGATTATATAACACATGATGGAGATTATATCTTCAGCAACACAGAAGTAACTTTGACTAACAAAGATACTTCGGACATGCATGTGTTCCTAAGTCCTGACTCAACTAGCTTAACAGCTAATGCAAAGGCAGAAACATTCACATCAATGGATGAGTTAATATAATAGTATTTTGGGCGTTACTAATTGCAAATTAGTGGAATGATTTTAATGTTTGGTAACGCCCAAATACTTTATACCTATCTATTATGGGACACATGAAATGGATCTACCATATGGTAGCAGACAATAGCTATGAAATATTTAAAATTAGTTATACATCAGCTGTTAAAAATAAAAAACAAAGTTTTTATTTCAACAAAAGCAAAATAGATGTAAACTATGCTAAATTTGTATGTGCTTATGTTGACAAACATTGTATGCCTGAATATGAAGAGCATATAATTCAAAATCAAACAGAGCCTGATGTTCCTTTCGAATGAGATATTTCGTAGGAGATAATTCACATCATCCTTCAGAAGAGCGTTTCTTTCACGCAAATCTAAAGGATGCTGTTAATTATTGTAACAGTAAAACTGTTCTAGCTGTTGATACCGAGACTACAGGTCTCGATTTTACGTCAGATCAAATGACTATGTTTCAAATTGGTGATGAAATTCATCAATATGTAATAGATTTACGAGTTCATCCGATTTCTGTATTCACACAAATACTAGAATGTCCCACGATACTCAAAATCTTCCATAACTCTAAATTTGACATAAACTTTATTCGTTCTCACTCAGGTATTATATGTAACAACGTTTACGATACTATGCTTGTAGAGAAAATTATAAATTGTGGTAAAGGTTTAAGTGCTAGTCTTAAAAATACGCTTTTGCGTCATTTAAACATAGAGATTAGTAAAGTAGCTCAATCTTCATTTATAAATAATTATAATCTAAGATTTACTAGTGACCAAATAGTTTATGGTGCTGATGATGTTAAATATCTTATACAAATAAAAGATAAACAAGAATCATTCATCATTAAAAATAAGTTACAAAATGTAGTAGACTTAGAGAATAAGTCTGTGTTAGCATTTGCTGACATAGAATTCAATGGTCTTAATCTTGACCAAGAGAAATGGGTTAAACTTAGTGAGAAATCATACTATGATGCTGAAAATCTAAAGTATACTCTCAATCAGTATGTGGTGGAAGACCATAGAATGCAGAAGTTTATACCTAAGTATGTGCAAGGCGATTTATTTGACACTATTGAAAAACAAGTAGATGTCAATTGGGATTCACCTAAGCAAACACTTGATGTGTTTCAATGCTTAATACCTAAGCTTGAAAATGTAAACAGTAAGAGTATGTATAAATATAGGAACAAGTTTCCTCTTATCAACGACTACATTACATACAAGGAAAAGATGAAGATAGCTACAAGCTATGGCGAAGCCTTCCTTAAGAATGTACGTAAGAGTGGTAAGATACATACTAGCTTTAATCAGATACTTGACACTGGGCGTGTTAGTAGTTCTAGACCAAATATGCAGCAAATACCTGCAGACAATGCGTTTAGAAACTGCTTTATTGCACCTGATGGATGGTCGTTTGTGAGTGCTGACTATGCTTCCCAAGAACTGAATGTCATAGCTTTTGGTAGCCAAGATCCTGTGTGGATTAAAGCGTTAGAAGAAGGTCAGGACTTACACTCA